GCCTTTGTCATCGCAATGATCGCAGCCGTCACCCTTACACTTAGGGCATTCTACTTTTTCTTCTTTCATAGACTTTTTGATAGCCTTACGACGGTTGTGCAGATATTCATCAGAATCATCTACGTCTCCGTCATTATCGATATCCGCATCAGCATCGCCAACCGGATCCATTTTTTTCTTTGCTTCATCTAAGCGCATTTGCTTATAGATCTCAGCAATTTTCTGAGTATCGTTCATTTGTATTCTCCTGGGTTTATTTTACAAAAAACATTCCGGCGATGCCAGTTGCGGCAGCCACTATTACAATCCAGAAAAGACGATTGATTACACGAACTGTGACTGCCGTCTCATCTACTTTCTTTTCCACGTTATCTATTTTTTCTTCACTTTTGAGCATACGCTCCATAATAAAGTTCTTATCACTCTCCAAGGCAATAAGCTTCTCTTCAGCACGGGCTAAAGAAATCATTGTTTCGGCTAACTTATCAATCTTTGACTCAATACGGTCTAGACGAGAGTGGTCAGCTACAATATGGGTTTGAAGATCTTTATCCATTTTAGTTATCTACCTTGGCGCCTGCACGCCATGGTAACAGCTCCAGTAACGGGCTTTCCATTTTGGTCCAGGATCGTCACAGTTATGACGTGCTCGAAAAGAGCGTCGGCGAGCGGGATCGTCTCTTTTGATTTCCATATTTGGGTCTCCGAAGTTGACTTTAACCACGTTGCCTTTATCGTTGCGAACATAAACACTAAACTTAGAATTACCGTCACTGTTACGGAACGGGTCATTTAACTTAACCTTTCTACCTTGGTACTCAGCAGCTTCTACAATGAGATCATCATAGATATTGCAATCTTCGCAAACGGAATCAACTGTATCTTTTACATAGCTTAAAAATTTATCCACCGAACTCATGCCCCGCAACTCTTTTCATCTGCCGTTTAAACTCAGCAAAATCTGGTTTATCTTTATAAAGTTTAACTGAAATTTCATCACGGTCTTTACCTTTGATTCTCCAGTTATAACCTTTCTCTTTGTGTTCAGGCTTTGTGGTCTTTACAACGCGACGCTCAAATCCTTTTGCCCAAGTCTCGCTACCTTCCATTGGGGTATCTTTCTTGTACTTATTGACAAGCTTATCAGTGCCTTCATCACCAGCACCACCCGCTTCTGAGATGTATTTCTTGAACGATTGCATTACATTAGCTTCTTTTGTCTAAAGTAGATTCTGTAATGCTAGCCATTGAATCAAGTTCTCTTAAAATATCTTCGATCTTGTCCATGTGCCTTTTGATCTGGGCAAACTCAGAACGAGCTCCAAGTTTAGAAGAAATCTTTTTAGCAGTAGCAGACTTCGGATCTGCGATCTTTGACAATTCTTGGAACTTGGTGTGCAGCATACGAATCATAGTTTGTTCTATGCCTTCATCAAGTTCAACTTCTTCGTTACGCTTTGACTTTTGATATGCATTATATTCTTTGCGTCTCGCGTTATCAGCATCTCTGTTTTTAGGAGTAAGTTTGCTATTTGCTTTACCATGATCCATAACTTTCTTACCCATAGGAGTAAGGTTGCCTTTCTTATCATACATTTGATTGATAAGTTTCTTTTCAGCTGCAGTTAATTCATCAAGCTCAACTGCTGCTTTAGATTCAGTTTTACCTTCTCTTATTTCAAAAATAGACTTTGACATATTAATTTTTTCCCTTAACTTTAGCGGCGAGGTCTTTATCTGCTTTACCCCATGTGCCAGATGATTTAGTTACAAATGAGTTGACTCGAGCAAATCCCCACTGTGATGGAGTAGTACCAGGTCTATGGCCGGTTTTCCAAGCAGCTACGCCTCTATTGTAAACCTGACGTAGAACACCAAGTGGCATACCTGTCTTATCAGCTTTCTTCTTGAGTGCAGTTGTTACATCTTCAGTAATAACTTCGTTGAATGAGCTAAATGATAACACGTCTTCTCCATACATTTGTTTGTATTTTTTGGTATGCTTTGATGGCTTTGTTTCGGCTGTTGCATCGCCAGGTGCTGGTTTATACGCATTAGGATCATCATCATCCATGTCAGCTTGTTTATTAAACTGGGCTTTACGCTTTGCTGCAGTTGACTTTGAAAGTCCTTTATGGTATGCAGCGCTTTCAGACTTTGGTTTCTTTTCACGGTCATCGGCACGCTCATCATCGACTGCGGCTTTTGACATCATGCGAGTATGCTTTAACTCGTCACGTTCTTTTTCTTTTTCGATCTTATCTTTAGCTGCAGCAGAAAACGCACCTTCTTCGATCTTCTCAANAGAGTCAATCCATTTACGAAGCTTCTTGCCATCAGACATTTCAACAAGAACGTAGTTAGCACCAAGCATAATAACTTGGCCAACTTCATCTGATTCTTTAATAGCAACTAGGTCACCTTCAGCAAACAATCCACCTTGGACGTATGCTTCACGCTCTTCTGATACTGGAGAAAACTCAATGTGTTCGCGGTAGTTGTATGACTCTTTGAGACCCATACCCTTACGGACATCATTAAACAAANCTTGTCCGTCTTTAAAACCACGGGGCAAGCCTTTTGAGAAAGTAGCTAGGTCGTTTGATGCAGCAGCTGCACGCATCTTAGATGCAGACATACCAGATACATCTTCAGCATCTGGGTCACGTTCACCNGCAGATACAATGTTAACGCCGCCTTCGAAGTTATAAAAACCATGACGACCTTTGACGTTATTGTATTTGTTTGTAAGTGCTTCGAATTCAGGTACACGGTCAGAGCCAACAACCATGTTTACTTTATTATAGCCCTGATTGTATATTTTTGTAAGAATGTCAAATACACTGCGAACAGACTTATCTAGCATGATAGCGCGAGCATGCTTTGGAAACATTTTGCGCATGTATTTGACTTTAGTAGTATAGTCTAGTGGATTCTTTTTAGGATCATTAGACTGTGAGGCGAAAACCATATACTTAGATCCGCGTGCTACTTTAGCAACCGCGTCTAATAGTTTCTCATGCCCTGTAGTAGGAGGATTAAAACGACCAAATGTCACAGTGATCTCTTTTGTTGCTTCTGTGACGTATTCAGCAAAGCCTTTGAAATTCATAAAACTAGCCCTTCTTAGGTTTCATTTTACTGCGTTCAGCTTGGCGAACCTTAGGAAGTAGTTTCTTAGCCATACGTGCAATAACTGTTGCGCGGCGGTTAACCTGCTTCTCAATATTGGCACGTGCACCATAAGACAGTTCGTCTTTCGACCTATCTTTTAGGATTTTATCCATGACAGCCTTACGTGCCTGGCGCTGAGCTCTCTTTTTGAGTTTCTCAGTACCGGCAATACGACGCGCGGCCCTACGACGACCCATGGCAATCTTTGCCTTGTTCTTGCGCATGGATTGTTTCATCTTCATGCGAGTCTGGATGTCAAGAACTTCTTCGAGTTCCTTATCCATCTCTGCATCTTCTTCGATGTATTCTTTAAGTCTTAGCATTAGTTCTCGCTCTTTCCATTAGGATCGGGATGGTGTATCCCAGCCTTTAATAATATCAGGGCTAAAGTTGTTGTATGAAAATTCCATACGATCTACCAACTTAACCGCGCCACCTTTGATATGATCAATAGCAACAAAGCCTTCGGCTCCAGTTACTTTAAATCCGTTTTGTGTCTTAACAAAAGTGTTAATCTTATTCAATCTGTTTAGTTTATTTATAACTTTTAATTTCGCAACAACCAGAGATTTCTGGAGATCAAATAATAATTTTAAGTTTTTCTTATTTGATTCGTCGAAGAATTTGAGGAATTCATCACGTTTTTGTGCTTGAGCAGTTTTGCCCTTTTCACTTTTGCGCTTATCAATTTCTTTTTGATATTTGTCTGAGATGTATTTTACTAATCCATCTACGTGTCTTTGTGTATTACCAATTGGTTTGTTTGCACGAACATACGTATTATTGTATGTTTCTATAGTACGGGCCAAGTCTTGATTGGATTCAATTTGCTTAAGGGTCGTACTAGAAATTTGCTTAAAAATACGTCCAGCTTCTGACAAAGCCTTGGTGACCTCTGCAGTCTCTTTCTTTGTAAGTGTAACNGTGCCAGATAGATCTCGCAGTTGAGCGTCCTGGGCCCAGACAGACTTGACCTTTCTATACTTGCTGACATCGACTCCGTACTTTGCACGCATGCTTTCGAAATCTTTTCCTTCGTAAGCAGTGTGGAACACAACTCCAATACGCGCCGATCGAATTCGCTTGGCTTCAGCGCTAGAATCAGGGACAGCGTATACAATGGTATTAGGATGAAAAGTAATATAAGATTCTCCATCAATGGTCTCCTTTTTCAAATCGTCAGATGTAAACATCACGTCGCCTTGAACAACACCTTTAATGCCAAGCTTTGATAGCTCGGATAACGCAATTTTCATTTTGTTGTTTAGATCAGCATTCGGAATATCTTCATCGATATCCGCATTTGTTTTATACACCTTCGGATTCTTGTTAAAAATTCCTTTTTTAGCTACGAAGAACTTACCATCAGTTGGATCAATCCCGCAGAAGACAGCAGGTGCGCCATCCCATTTGACTGTTACATCTCTTGCGCCAGCCGAAGTTCCAGACAACATATCGCGCATAGCACGAAGTGCAAGGATAGCTTCACGTGCACCTTTTACTCCACCGTAGATCACTTGATCTTCGATGTGAGTCATGTGAGTGTTTTTCTCTTCAGATAGGTATTGGCTAAACTTAATCATATTTTCCTACTTTGCAGTGAAATCACACATCATACGAGTTGGGTATCCGTCTTTACCCTGAGTGTCTCTGATGTTGATTTTAAATTTGTATGACGCTGACTGGAATTCTACATCGACTCGTTTGCCACGACCGGTTTTACCACCGTAATATACNGTAACATTACCAACTGGCTTTGCAGCCTTTTTCATCGCAGNTTGGCTCATCTCTTTTGAAATAATTCCCTTTGTCATTTTGTGGATGATATGGTAATTATAACCTATTCCTGACTGCAATAACATCTCTATTTTGCGGCTGT